CCGGTACGTGCGGCAGGTGGTGACGAAGAACGTGCAGCAGGCCCCCGCGTGGTGGGTCAAGCCCCTTGCATGGGCTGCAGGGGTGGCATACTTCGCCCTCGGTTTGCTGCTGATAATGCCGCGCCGTTAAAATTTATCCGCCTGAATATCAGGCAGTTACAAAAATAATGCACATTTTTTGTCGGAAACACTTGCGCGGTAATACTGCGGGGTATTACCTTTGAATCATGGAAAACGAAAAAAACACCAAACAATCAAACACTTATAACGTGATTGATAGCATGGGTAGGGCAACCAGCATTTACATAATAGCTTCCAATATGAAGGAGGCTTGTGCGGAAGCAAAGAAAAGGCAGGCCGAAATTGGCTCGGCTTATTACAAGGTAAAAAGAGCATACAACGGCGGGGTTAGAGGCTAACAACCGCCCTTTAATCATAATCCCATGACAATCGCAGAATTTCACGCACACATCAGGGAGCAGCGCCGCAAGGTGGAGCAGTACCTTGCAGAACGCTACAATGAGCAGCCGCCGCGATCCACAGGCGACCGCAAACGGGCGCAGGCTTTGAACAATTGGAAACACGAAACCAAACACTAACCGAATATGGAAACACAAATCGAAGTACAGATGACGCAAACACGGCGCGTACAGCTGCCTTACTTTGCACGGCGCGGCAATGCTTACTACTGGGTAGTAGGCGCTAACCAATGGGGCGGCCCGCGTGGACATGCCATTTATTCCGATGGCTCAATCATCCTGAACACGTATTGCGCGGCAGACGCATTCCACGCAGAATCTACGCCAATTACCGAGGATGAGTTCTGGGCACAATGGAACATCGCACTTGCAGCGTTGCAAATCATGAAAGGAGGCGAACAATGAAGAAGCTACTCGCCGCGATGGCTGAAATCCAGCCCATCACAAAGGACAAGGTTAACCCGCATTTCAAAAGCAAGTACGCGGACATAAACGCGATGCTGGCAGAGGTTAAACCAATCCTTCAAAAGCACGGCCTTCTGTTACTGCAACCCATCGAAGACGGGCAGGTTATTACCCGCATTATAGACGGCGAAAAAGGTGACGTATTGTGCCAGTCTGCCATGACTTTGAGCGGCACAGGCAACCCACAGCAGCGCGGGAGCGAAATCACCTATTACCGCCGCTATACGCTGCAATCACTCCTCAGCCTTGAGGCTGAAGACGACGACGGAAACGCGGCCAGCTCGCAGCCATCCGCGCCAGCACCAGCAGCCAAAGAGGAACAAGCAAAGCCGTGGATTAACAAAGACAACCCGCGATTCATCGCAGCCATCGAATGGGTACGCGGTAAGGGTGACGCGGGCGCGAAGCAGGCAACGGCCAAGCTGGCTGAAGAGTTCGCAATCAACAAAGAACTCCGCGCCGCCATCGTCTTCGAAGCAAACAATGCGGGCCATTTTTTTGAAGGAGGTAAGCAATGAAGACGCTCACTTGGTCAGACTTCGACCAACACAACCCCTGTTACTCTCCAGCCGAACGTTACGGCGAATGGAGCGGTACAATACTCGACCTGCTCAAGCGCGAAGATATTCCGGCTAAAGACCGTATATGGGCGGCAACGCGTGAGGGCATACTCGATGACAAGACGCTGCGAATGTTTGCCTGCCGATGTGTGCGCGAGGTGTGGCACCTGCTAACGGACGAGCGCAGCCGTAAGGCTGTGGAGGTAGCGGAACGATACGCCGTCGGAGAGGCTGCCGATGAAGAGTTGGCCGCCGCAAGGGCCGCCGCAAGGGCCGCCGAAAGGGACGCCGAAAGGGACGCCGCAAGGGCCGCCGCAAGGGCCGCCGAAAGGGACGCCGCATTGGCCGCCGCATGGGCCGCCGCATATGCCGCCGAAAGTAAAAAGCAAGTGGAAATTTTTATCCAAATGATTGAGGAGGTAACGGTATGAGGTGGCCTGTTATCATCGGAATGATTTGCACGTTCTTTGGAATTTACCTTATCAACGCCGCGCTCGAATGGGCGCGTCGTGGGTCAGTGCGTGTATTCCCAAACGGCGTCAACGTCTGGTACGGCAACCGAAACCACACGGTTCTCGGCGCTCGATACTTTCGCGGGCGCTGGTGGTATAAGCTTGATGGCTTGGATATATTGGTAAGGCAGGAGGACTTGAAGTAATGGCGGCAAGGAATAAAAAAACCAAAAAGCAGAAATCGCACAGTCGCCGCACAGTTCAGATGATGGCGGATCCGAGCTATCCTGAAACGCACTTTATCCAGCTGGCTGCTATTTGGCACGTAATAGCTGAGACTATGAGCGTGGATTTGTCGGTGGTGGCTCACAATTGCAGGGCCGCATCCTACGTCACCCCGCGCCATATTTTCTACTACATGGCACGCAAATACACGCAAGCCAGCTACGCGGAAATAGGCCATTACGCCGGGGGCCGCGATCATTCCAGCGTCATCAATGGACACAACCGTATTCTAGACCTAATGGCCTACGAAAAGAAAACGCGGGAGCTTGTTGAATTGATTGACCGGAACCTGACTGGTCGCGTGCCAGCGGATGAAGACCCGGAACTGAAGATTAGAGCATACCCAGCATCGATGGGTTTTATCGGGTAAATTGATTATATTTGCATAGAGTTCGGAACAGGCGATTGGAACCCGCCCCGGATGAATCAACACCATGTCAAACGCAACTAACAGACGCCCCGTCAAAGTAACTGCGCACCCTATGTTGAGGGGTGGTTCCACGCAGCGAACTGGCGGGGCGTTTTGCTTTTATGGCTGAAGGAAAAAAATCCTTTCTAATGTACTGCGACCAACGCGGTATTTTCAACAAGCTACCGGACGAATACGCGGGCCGTCTTATTAAACACATTTTTGCATACGTCAACGACGAAGACCCGGAAACGGATGATCTGGTATTGACTATGGCCTTTGAAGGAATTAAGACGGCGTTAAAGCGCGATCTTGAAAAATACCGGGAATTTATTGAAAAGCAAAGGGTTAATGGTAAAAGCGGTGGCCGTCCGAAGAAAGCCAACGAAACCCAAGAAACCCAAGCCTTTTTACAAAAACCCAAAAAAGCCGATAATGATAGTGATAGTGTAAGTGATAATGATAGTGTTAATGAAAGTGAAAAGAAAAAACGAACTACGTTCGACCGTCCGACTATTGAAGAGGTCGAGTTCTACGCTACGCAACGCGGCTTTCAAAACCAGCTTGCAATCAACTTCTTTGACGGCATGACTGCAAACGGTTGGAAGGTTGGTAAAAACCCGTGTAAAGACTGGAAGGCTGCATTCCGAACATGGGAGGCAAAAGAATGGAACCAGCAGTACCGTCTAAGCAATCAACAAACCAGCCGTTATCACACCTACAACCCCGAAATTCACAAATGACACTACACACCTCAGACCCAAATATCGAAGCCGCTGTATTAGGCGCATTGCTGCAATTCCCGAATGAGCAGCACCACATAACAGAGTTGCGCCCGGCGTTTTTCTCGGACCCAATGCACCGAGACCTGTTCACGGCCATGCTGGAGATGTACCAGCAGGGCGCGCAGATTGACCTTGCGACCGTGGCCCGGTACTGCGTACAGCGTAAGTACCTGCCCGGCCCTAAAGAGATAGTGGGAATAACGCAGACGGTACTATCAGCGGCCCACATCGCTACGCACACGAAGATTCTATATGAGCTAAACGCACTCCGGGAGCTGCAGACGATGGCGGCGGATGTTCAGGCAATCATGGCACAGGGCGAATCAGACCCGTTCAAGATTGCTGACAAGGCGCAATCAATTCTCGACGCGATACGGAACAACATGGGCAGCGAGCCAGTGGCATACGGCAGCCTGCTCCTGTCCACGGTGCAAGACATCGGGCAGCGGTCCGCCAAGGGCCAGGCACAAGGCATACCGACCGGATGGGCCGCGCTGGATTCAGTCACGAGCGGAATGTCACCCGGTGAATTGTGGATTGTCGCAGGCCGTCCGGGTATGGGTAAGACGGCGTTGGCAGTTGCGCTGCTTCAGGCTCATGCACAGCAGGGCGGGGCGGGAATCATGTTCAGCTTGGAGATGGAAAATAAAGCGCTGGCCATGCGCATGTTATCCGGGGACACGGGCCTACCTGCACACATGTTCAGGCAGGGCCGCATAAATGAAGATACGTTGCGACGGATGCTGGCTCACGTGGATGACATCGACAAAACGCGGTTATGGTTCGAGGATAGCCCCGGCATCAACATTGAGAAGATACGGGCCCGGGTTAAGACCATGAAGCAAAAGCACGGTATAACGTGCGTTGTCTGCGATTACATCGGCCTTGTTCAGCCGAGCAACGCGAAAGAAATCAGGGAGCAGCAGATTGCGCATATCAGTCGCACGGCAAAGAGCATCGCAAAAGAATGCGGGGTGACTTTTATCATGCTGGCACAGCTTAACAGGCAATCGGAGCAGCGGGGGGACAAGCGGCCCATGCTTTCAGACCTGCGCGAATCCGGGGCAATCGAACAGGATGCGGACTTGGTTATGTTCCCATTCCGGCCCAGCTATTACGGTGAACAGGAAAGCGGAGCGCCGTCGGCTGCTGAAGAAGTTGCTGAACTTATCATTGCGAAGAACCGGAACGGAGCGGCAAACATGGCCTTGCCATTGACATTTATTCCACAGCTTGCCAGTTACAAGCTACGTACCCCGGATGTAAGATTTTAAAAATGAGACACGGTTCACTATTTTCCGGCATTGGAGGCTTCGACCTCGCGGCGCATTGGATGGCTTGGGAAAACGTATTTCACTGCGAATGGAACCCGTTCGGTCAGCGGGTTTTGAAACATTATTGGCCGGACGCAAAAAGCTATGAAGACATCACACAAACAGATTTCACTATTCACAGAGGATCAATTGACATCCTCACAGGAGGATTTCCATGTCAGCCCTACAGCATGGCCGGAAAACGCAAAGGCAAAGCCGATGAACGCCATTTATGGCCAGAGATGCTTAGAGTTATACGAGAGATTGCCCCGCGCTACATCGTGGGGGAAAACGTTCTTGGCATTGTTAATTGGGACGGGGGATTGGTATTCGACGAGG